CCATGGTGTCTTCCCATAACAATATTTTCCTGAATGCGCTCTTTCTCGATTGTAAAATTCAAGCCATTGCTCAATATCGTTTTGTATTTCACTCAATTGCGTGTAAATCTTACGTCGAAATAAAATATCATAACATTCTGTTTTCATCGTCTTATGGAATCGCTCACAAATACCGTTTGTTTGTGGGCTGTAGGCTTTGGTCTTGGTGTGTTCAATATCTTCTAGATTAAGATAAAGCTCATAAGCATGGCTCTCCTTATGGCCATTATATTCCGTACCTCGGTCTGTAAGAATGCGTAACAGCGGCACTTGTTTGCTGTCAAAGAAAGGAAGCACTTTATCATTGAGCATATCGGCAGCAATCAGGCTGTTTTTCTCGGTATAGACTTTAGCAAAAGCGAGTCTGGAATAGGTATCAATAAATGTTTGTTGGTATATTTTCCCAATGCCTTTAATATGCCCTACATAATAGGTATCTTGTGCACATAAATATCCCGGATGATGTGTCTCAATTTCACCATGCGCTTCTTTTGATGCTTTGGCTTTTTCAAGGGCTTGTAATTGATTTTCAGTGAGCACACATCCTTCTTGTGCCACTTTGGTTTCTAGGGCTATTAAGCGTTTTTTAAAACTTTCTAAATCGTGACGTAGCCAAATAGAGTGTACCCCACTCCCTGACACCATGATGCCTTCTTGACGAAGTTGATTGGCAACTCGATGTTGCCCATAAGCTGGATATTCATAGGCCATATTGACAACGGCTTGTTCTATATGTGGCTCTACCCGATTTTTTTCGATAGGCTTTTTACGACTGATTTCTTGAAGCGCAAGCTCACCACTTTGCTCATACAGTTTTTTAAAGCGATAATAGCTATCTCGACTGTATCCCATGACTTTGCAAGCTTGTTGAACGTTACCGAGTTGCTTAGCTAATTCTAGTAGTCCTAATTTAGGTTTAATGATTTTGGCGGTTTGATTCATTTCTGACTCTCCTTTTGTGTTATAAAATAACTTAAATGTCAGATTAAGTAAAGACTATTACAGCTCAGCTTAAAAGAATCAAGCGACATCAAGTATTAAGCTCAGGTATGGTCATGATGACCACACCTTCAAAACAAGGTTTACAAGAGTATGTTTGCCTCCCAATTTCAATGATCAACGGTTGGCTATTCGGCATTGAAACTAGTCGAGTAAAACCAGAAATAAGGGCAACACTTGAACAATATCAATTAGAATGTTTCGATGTACTTTATAATCACTTTATGCCAAAAGTAGCGCAACAATTCCCTAATACGATTTCGCCCGAACAACAACAGCAAATCCAGCAGGCTGTCAACGAGCGAGTGTATCGAACAGGTGAAAAACATCAAGCGGTTTATTCAAAATTTCATCAGCAATTTAAGATACCACGTTATCAGGATTTACCCGCTAGTAAATTTGACAAAGCTATAGAGTGGCTTGGTGGTGTGCATTCTCGAAGTGGGTTGTCTGATGAAGATTTATACAATTTGGCTTGGTTATATAAAGTAGCTGATAGAATGCGTCACCATATAGAGTTGGTAGAGCCTGCATTGCGTGCAATAGATTCACGTTTTACGGGTGCTTTTTACTCCATGGCTTATGATTACAAATATACGTTAAGGCAGGCTAGAAAAGTTATTGAACGGGAAACAGCGCATATAATTACAAGTCATCTTACTACAAACTGGAATAAAGTATTACCAATTATTCGACATAACTAACCCAAAAAACCAGTCAGGAAAGGCATTGATTTTATTAATGTTTTTTTGGGCGTTTTTGGAGTTAAACTCAAAAACCCTTTTTTTAATCGCTTTTTTAATCCATTGAAAAATATAGATTAATTTAAGTGCTAGAAAAAAGGGTTATTTTCGAAAAAATGGCTAAAATTTAGTTAAAACAAAAGGCTATGTTTGATATAATCTAGATTACCGCCGCATAGGCGGCTTAGAAATGAACTTTCATGGTTCTGTGAGCTGAAATTTTGATTACCGCCGCATAGGCGGCTTAGAAAAGAGAAACTGGGAGGCTAAATTTGAATACATTGATTACCGCCGCATAGGCGGCTTAGAAACAAAAAATTATCCCACGAAATGACGCCACCAAGATTACCGCCGAGTAGGCGGTTTTTATCGATTTAGCCATAAAACCCCGTCCTTTAGGGCTGGAAGGATGTCAATATCAATTATCTTCATAATGAAGACGACTTAAAGCTAACATATTGATTTTTAAGGTAGCCTAAAAGTCTAACTGTTCAGGTTTAATTTGTAGCGCTTCGGCAATTTTAATCCGTGTTGCTTTTCTTAACTTTTGGCTTTTTTCATATTGAGAATAAGCTGATTGGCTAATACCTATTTTATTCGCAACTTCAACTTGAGATAACTTTAAATATTCACGCCATGCTTGTGCAGGAGAATAGTTATTATCAAAAACCATGTTAACAACTTCGTTTGGTACACCTGTTTCAACATCGATTGTTTTATTCATTATTATTTTTATGATTAACCTCAATATAAACATTATATAAGTTCTAGCAAAAATATAAATAAAAAGGATTGATAACTAAAGTTGACAGTTTGGCGGTGTGAGATATAATAGTTTTAAATTAAAACAGGAATAAAGCATGATTACTGTAAGTTATACACCAGAGATGGAAAAATGGTTGAAGTCGCTTAAAGATAAAATTGCAGCAGCTAAAATTAAAGTTCGAATTCGTCGTATACAAGAAGGTAATTTTGGTGATGTTAAGCCTGTAGGAGGTGGTGTATCAGAAATGAGGATTCATTGCGGAAAAGGGTATAGAGTTTATTTTGTTAATCGCAATAATGAGATTGTTATTTTATTGTGTGGCGGTGACAAAGATACACAACAGGTAGATATTAAAATTGCTAAAGAATTAGCAAATAAATGGGGTTAATTATGACTACAAAACTAAAAACTTTTGATGTGGTTGATTTTTTAAATACTGATGAAGAAATGCAAGAATATTTAAATGCCGCAATAGAAGAAGGAGACCCTAAATTTTTATTTATTGCGCTCGGTGATATAGCTAGAGCTAAAAACATCAGTCAGCTTTCACGAGAGACAGGTATAAGTCGTGAAGGTATTTATAAAGCGTTATCAGGTGAGGGGAATCCTACTTTTAATACAATCTTTAAAATTGTTCAAGCATTAGGTTTGCAAATGCAGTTTTCATCACAAAAACACGCCGATTGTTGTTAATTGAATATGAAAAATCTAATGTAGATATACAAAATAAAATCAAACCTAAAGCTCGCAAATGCGGGCTTTTTTTATATCTGGAGAAAATTATGGAAACATTTCACTGGAGACCTCAAAACAGCTCCACGATTTCAGTATCACCGAAAGTAAAGGTAATTAAATTCGGCGACGGCTATGAGCAACGCATTCGGGACGGTATTAACAACGATCTGCGCTCATACAATGTAACATTTGTTGGATTATCAGAAGATATCAGCTTGATTGATGATTTTCTTAGCCGACACAATGCGGTTAAAGCCTTTTTATGGCGAGAGCCTAACACTCACAAAACAATCAAAGTTGTCTGCCGTTTTTGGACATCAACGCCCAACGGCGCAGCTAAAACGATTTCTGCAACATTTGAGGAGGTGGTCGCATGATCCCCAAAAAAATGCTACTTGATATCACAAAAATAGCGCAAGATGCGATTATTGATTTGTATGAAGTCGATTTAACGAAGATTGTCGGTAATAAAATGATATTTCGATTTCATAACGGATTAAATGAGCTTCGGCGACCAATTACATGGCAGGGTAATATTTATGAGCCGTATCCTATTAAAGTTGAAGGCTTTGAAAAGAGTGGACAGGGTGTAAGTAACCGTCCAACCATGAGCGTTAGCAATGCGATGGGCTTTATCACAGGCTTAATTGCCGATTTTGACGGCTTGCTTGGCGCAGTTGTTACCCGTCATGAAGTGCCAGTTAAATATCTAGCTGCGGTGAATTTTGAAAATGGTAATAAATATGCCGATCCGTTTTGCGAAATTATTTCGAACTATGTTATCGAACAAGTCAAACAACAAAACTCGATGGTAGTTACGTTTGAATTAGCGTTGCCATGTGAATCAGATGGTGCATTAATACCTGCCCGTGTTATTATCGCTAATACCTGTAGCTGGATATATCGTTCGTCAGAGTGTGGTTACACTGGTGGACCTGTAGCTGATGAATTTGATAAACCGACTAATGACATCACAAAAGACAAATGTAGCGGTTGCCTTACTGGCTGTAAACTGCGTTATGGGCAACACGGCATTCTTCCTTTTGGTGGTTTTCCAACCGCCGCAAAACTCTCTTAATTAATTATGAAAACACAAATACTTAATCATGCAACTTCTTGCGGTGAGGCTGAGTGCTGCGGATTTGTTATTGATAATAAAACATATCTACCGTGTAAAAATATCTCACCCACACCAACCGAAACATTTGAAATATCACCAGATGACTGGATAAAGGCAGAACAAAAAGGAGAGATAACTGCTGTAGTTCACTCTCATCCAAACGGTTTACCGATACTCAGCCAAGCAGACCAGTTTTATCAGCAACAAACAGGATTAGACTGGTGGCTGGTCTGTGATAACAAAATTCATCAATTTAGACACATCAAACCATTATTGGGTCGCGAATTTAATCACGGCAAAACAGATTGCCTAACGCTAGTGCGTGACGCATACATGCTAACTGGTATTGATTTGCCCGATTACGAAAGGCAAGACGATTGGTGGCATAACGGGCAAAATCTCTACTTAGAATTACTGCCTAAAAATGAGTTTGAACAAGTTGATGACATCCAAGAGGGCGATGTTATCTTAGTTTGTCTTGGTTCAACAACACCTAATCATGCAGCTATCTACATCGGTAATCAGTTCATTTTACATCACTGTCCAAACCGTTTATCAAAAAGAGATTTATATGACGGGTTTTGGCTTAAGTACACACATTCAATATGGAGGCATAAGAAATGGCAATTGTCAGGCTTTACGGCAATCTTAAACAATATGGCGATAAGTTCAATCTGAATGTTGAAACAGCAGCAGAAGCATTGAATGGTTTGTATTGCCAAATCAAAGGCTTGAAAAAGCAAATTATGGACGGCTATTTTCGGGTACGAATTAACGGCGTAGATATGAACGAGGACAATTTACAGTTTAGTCTACACAGTCGAATTCCACAAGATGCCGTTATTCATATTGTCCCCCAAGTTGCTGGAGCTAAAGGCGGTATTTTTAGTTTTATAGCTGGCGCAGCGATGGTCGTTGCCGGTGTAGTAGTCGGTATAACAACAGGGGTAGGACTGGCTTTGGTAGCTGGTGGTGCTGGGTTAATGCTTGGCGGTGTCGCTCAGATGCTAACTAAACTACCTAAAACCGATAAGTTGACAGGTGATAAAAACAATAACACTTATTTTTCCAACTTAGACAACACAATAGGACAAGGTGCACCTGTGCCGCTTTGTTACGGATTAACGAAAATAGGCTCTAAAGTACTATCACAAGGGCTTGAAACATTAGACGACGCAACGAATACAGATAAAAACCCAATAACACCAATACCGTGGGGAGAAATCATAAAGGGGAAGAAAAATGGGTAAAGGTTCTGGAAAAGCAAAAACACCAAAAGAAGCGCAAGACAACCTCAAGTCACATCAGCAATTGAGTATTATTGATTTACTGGAATGGCAACACATTTTCAAACAAAAAAATTAAGGGGTAAGTGTTTTTTAAATTCAACGGGAGGCAAGTAGCCTAACGAAGAATGTAATCGTTTATGATTATACCAATAAGCATAAGCCGAAAAAGCGCGTTGTAACTCAGCCGTTGAGTTAAAACGTTGGCCTTTTACAAATTCCGTTTTAATTGTTTTAAATGTCGCTTCCGCTACCGCATTATCATAAGGACATCCTTTCTTGCTTAATGAATGCGTGATATTAAATGTCTTAAAACAATCCGCTAATAACCGATT